GATAACAGCTCCTACGAGGCCGTCACAGACAAGCTGGTCTTCCCCGAGAAGCAGACCGAAGGCGGCACCTTCACCACCGAGGAGCTGGAAGTGGGCGACGTCGTGAATATCGACATCGACCTGCTCGGTCTGAAGAACTACGTGAAAATCACCGCGTCCGGCGCTGCTGCTACCAGCACCACGCTGGCCGTTGTGCTGGGCGACAAGCACGTCCAGCCCGTGTAAGGAGGGCCGTACCATGCCGAGGATTTATAAGCCTGTGGGTCCGACCAGCAACAAGGCTGCCGGTCCCAGCGCCACAAAGACCCCGGCTGCGGCTCCCGCGCCGGAGGTCAAGAAACCGGAAGTGAATAAGAAGACGGAAACAGGCGGCGAGAAGTAATCGCCGCCTGTCTGCATAGGAGGTCTATATGCTTGCAGATAACGCATTAACGACCCTCGACCGGATGAAGCTGATGCTGGGTCTTGCAGACATCGAAGACGAGAGAACGGATGAGATTATCACGCTGCTGATTAACAGAGCTTCATCGTGGATCGAGCGGCAAATCGGCAGGCATTTAGGCCGACACTCGTACCACCAGTGGTATGACGCAGACGGCCAGCAGGAACTCGTCTTGTTGGAGTACCCCATCATCAGCGTCGAGTACGTCAAGCAGGAGGGCAAGATTGTTGACCCGGAAACCTATGACTACGCTCAGACCGGAGAAATCGGGGTCATCTACCGAGACAAGGGATGGCTAAAGGCCGGGTATCGAAGGGGTCTGGCCTACGACATCGTAGCGCCCATGAGGGTCATCGAGGTTAGCTACACGGCTGGTTATGTCCTGCCGAAAGATGCTACAGCTGATGACCCTCAGACCTTACCTTCGGACCTTGAAGGGCTGCTATGGGATATGGTGTCGCAAATCTACACCAACTTGCAGAACGGCTCTCAGGGCCTGTCTTCGTTCTCCATCTCGGACGTGACTTGGAACTTCGACAAGTCCATTCCGGAATCGTGGAAACAGCTCATCAACCTGTACAGGAGGTATTGATATGCCGAATATTGATGCCATCCTCTCGGACTTCCTACGGCTAAAAGCCGCCTGTGAGGAAATGTCCAGCAAGAAGATTGTGGTCGGCATCGTCGGCGAGGTGGATTCCGAGGTTTTGAAGGTCGCAAGAATCCATGAGTACGGCACTGAAAAGATGCCGGAACGCTCTTTCCTCCGCGCCAGCTTTGACGCTGACCGGGAGAAGCTCGGTTCCCTTGTCTCCGAACAGGTGAACAAGGTGATTGATGGGAGGGCGTCTGCGACAGCCGCTGCAAACGCCATCGGCGCTCAGGCAGCGCAGATGGTCCAAAACTTCATTGACGATAACCGGGTCAAGCCGCCGTCCAACTTTTCCAAGAAGACGCAGCACACCACGCTGTACGAGACCGGTACGCACATCCGGGACCGCATCGCCTACAAAGTGGAGGAATGACCTATGTTCTACAACACTCCGAGACTTCCGAGGGCGCTGCTGCACATTCTGACGGTAATAAAGCGCACCTACGTGCGCGGCCCCGGAGGACAGTCAAAACCAGTTGATGAGACGGTCACGTCTTTCTGGGGCGTGGTGATGCCGCTGTCTAATTTGGACTGGAAGCAGCTACCGGAAGGGTCGTACACGCAGAACTCTCAGAAACTCTATACGGATGACCCCGTGGACATTGAGCCGGGACAAATCATCCTCGACACATACGACGGTCAGCAGTACACCGTCAAGCAAGAGCTATCCCACAACTCCATCCACCCGATGCACCGCTATCTTGTGGAGGGGGTGAAGAAGGCATGACTTTTGAACAGGCGCGGAACGTGATTGTGGCAGGGCTGGAAGCTCACCTCGGGCATCCGGTAAATCTCTCCGAGCAGATCGCTGATATGCCGGAGTTCCCGTACTGCTACTACAGCGTTTTGGCTCCGCGCATTTCCGGCCATTGGTTCGGACTGCGTGAGGTGGTGAGCGAAGGCGAGGAGTTCAAGCTGGTTCGTTCTGAGCCGGTATCGGCCACGCTGTCCTTCACCTTTTGCAGTATGAACCGTGAAACTGATGACGGGTACGTCTTCGGAGAAGACGAGGCGCTGTCGCTGTGTGAGAAAGCCCATGGCTTTTTCCTGCTGAACGGGCGCAGTCTCTCGACCGAACACGGGGACATCGTTATCAGCAACGTGGGCGCTGTCACAAATCGCACCAGTTTTCTCGTGGAGGATTCCGTTCGCCGCTACGGGTTCGACATTCGCATTTCCTATGTGCGGACTGACGAAGTGCCGACCACCACTGTGCTGCGTCCGGGAGCC